CGAACCTGGCGCCGCGAGCCAATCTATCGCCTTCCATACCTGAATGCTCCCTGAACTTTTTGCCGAAGGGGAGAAACCACGACGGAAACTCCCCTTCGGCTTATCTCCCAGCTCAATGCCGCGAAGTGTAGACGCTGTCGCGGCTCAGGTCAAGGTTTAGCTGAAGTACCCGGTCGGGATTTGCGCCGAGGACACATAGGCACCCGCACGGACATTGGAATTAAAGACGTTCAAACTCGTCACGAAATAGAACACCGTCGCGGCGTTGATTCCGCCCGATGCTCCAATCGTCGGGAAAACAGTTTGCCCGTTGACGTCGTAGAGGTCCGCCGCCTTCAATTCCCCGATGCCCCAATACTTGAGGCACAGCGCATCGATCCTGCCGGGAAGAGCGTGCACGCTTTTGACGATGTCGTAGCCGACAAACGTTCCGGGCGTGTACTTCTTCAGCATGTCCTGCGATTTGTCTCCCCGAATCTCTTGCTGGTTCGTGATGGCGACTTGGATCGCGAGGTTCTCGATCGCGGCCGCTTGATCAACGTTCATGTACCAAACGAGATCGGCGAGTGCAGGTGATTCGTTGCCAAGTGCAAGAGCAATCTTCGATACGATCAAGCGCCCGATTTGCGGCGTGATCGCGGCTCCAGATAGGTTTACCGTCGGAGTCGAGAGACGGCCCGGGAAGTTCGATCGTGCAAGGCCGTTGAGCGTGCCAGAGTTGCCATTTACCTGGTACGCGCGGATGCCCATGATCGAAGCGTTCGCGGCGCCGCTCGCGCCGTTGACGATAAGCAAATCGCCCGTCGTCGTTCCGGCCGGCAACGCTTGCGCCGAATAGATCGTATTCACCACGCCATCGACAAACGACACTTGGAAACTTCCACGAGTCGCGCCGCCGATGGACGGGAAAACCTGAACGATCTGGTTATCGAAGAATTGATTCGCGTTAGAGACGATGATGTTCGAGAAAGATGCTCCCGCGCTGCCCGTTCCCGAGTTCGCCGTCGTCACCGTCGCCAACGTGCCGGAGCCATCTCCTTGCAGATCGGCATCGAGATTCGATTTGAACTGTTCGAGAGTATGGGTGAATTCGGAAGCTTTGACTTGAACGCGGGATTTTTTCCCCGTTTCGCTCGACCATATCGCTTGTGCTGTGATTTCGCAAGCTTCAGAGAATGAAATCGGCGTAAGGAACTGCGCGGCATAGACGCTGCCAGTGCCGCGGCCCATGTCGCCGCCATCCGCTGAGAATTGCTGATGTGTCGAGCCTGCCTGAATACGCATCGGGATGCGGAGTGATGGCCGGCCCGTTGGATCGAAGGTTGAGCCCGCGCCGCCGCCTGTCGAAGTCGACATCGGCAGAACGCGCCCAGCCTTTTTGATCCGAGCGTAGAAGGTGTCTTCCGTCAACATCAGGTCCGGAATTTCTTCTATTGTGTTGTTTGGCTTTTCGTTGCCGTTAGCCCAACGCATCACTGCGTTGATCGGACTGGATCATCTCAGGTTTGGCCTGAGCATCGTGCACAGTCTCTAGGGCGTCAGGACGTAGCCGGTAAAGGTGTTGTGATTTCACCTCTGCCGCTATCTTTCTCAGGAGTTCATCTCGCAATTTCCATCGATGCGAGCCCGGCTTCACCTTCTGTTTTTTGACTTCCATGAACTTGAAGATGAGCGCCGCCTGATGCTTCTTGCCGATCAGGAACGGGTAGATTTTCTTCAGCAAGGCATAGGCCGTGTCGTTCCACACTCGCCAGTGCCATTGATCTCTACACGCTTTATTCCGGCGATGGCAATCCTTGAAAGCGACTGCGCCGCCGAAATTCCGATGGACCCATCGAATTGTTTTTTCGTCGCACATCGCCATTTCGATACAGACCTGGTAAGCCGTCATCATGTACGGCTCACCAAGATGCTTCGGTTCGGCGATGCGGTATTTCGTGAGTCCCCTCTCGGCGATGTAGGCTTGGAAACAGCCTTCACCATCGAGAAGCCCTGCAAGATAAGCACACTTCCTAACTGCCTCGGGATTGTCTTGCACCTGACTCAAGGGTTCCCCCGATATCGCGATGTTTAACGTGCGCGAAGAATTATACTACACGCACGGTTTCGAGTTCGACGGCTTGCACCGCCGCCTCGTTGAGAGCAGCCATAGGGCTGCCTCCTTGATTTGTGGTCTTATCGTCTTCGGTTTTTTCTGCCTGATTCAGAACGGCTTCGATCTGCCGGGTGTTGAACGATAGAGGCCCGCCGTAGCGGGGTGCTACATCGCGTTGCAAAGAGCCGCTTTTTACGTTTTTAGCGAGAACGACTCGAACAGCTTCGATGAACGCGAAAATTGTTCCACAAGAAACATCGCGGCCTAAGCCGCTGGAAACTTTACCATTTAGCTTGCTTGCCAGATAAGAGCCATGCCGTTCCGTGCGAATTCATCGTTGACAGCCAAACGGCCTTATCGGTCTTCGTGAAGTCGATGTCGGCGGTTTTCGGCCTGCCCGCCACTACCCTAGCCCTGTCCCCGGCCCCGTTCGCCCCGCTGCCGCCGCCTGCGTTGCGGCGTTGGGTATCCTGCGAACCGTTGGCGCGCTTCATCAAGCCAAACTCATTCAGGAGCTGCCGCACCACTTTCCCGAGGTGCCTTGTTGCCCGAGTGTAGATGAACTTCGATAAACGATCCGCGTTCCCGGCCTTCAGCAGATCTTCGAGGTTCCGGGCGAAGTCTGGCTCGCTGTTCATCCTGGCGCGCGTTTCGGCTTGGATCTCCCGGCGCAATCGGTTTGCTTGTTCGACTTTGACCTTTGTGCCCCTTGGAAGAGCCAGCCGGATCAAGCGATTCATTTCATAGGTGATCTTCGGATTCACGTCGGCGCGGGCCGAGGAATAGACCATATCGCGCTTCGTCTTCGCTAGTTCTTCCCGCTCGCTTGTGAGTTCCGAATTTGAATCGGCACGGCCTGATTTCGCATTTGCCGCAAGCCCTTTCATCTTGCCGATGAAAGTCGCAAGCAAATTGAATTGCTTGATCGCGCCGCCGTCTTTCCCGGCTTCGAGGGTTTGCAGCGCTTCGCCGAGCGCCGCAATCACGCTGTAGACGCCTAGCCGCTCAAAAGCTTCATTCGTCACGTAGCTGACGATGGCGTCTGAATGCTCTTTATCGAGTGTTGCAAGCTTCTCGAGCGCTGGCAGGACGAGCTTCTTGAAGCCGTTCGGATAGTCCGCCGCCCATCCATCGATGATTTTCGGATCGCCTTGCTCGAATCCCTTTTCGAGGGCCCGGTGCTCTTCGAGTTCGTCGACGAGTTCGGTGATGCCATCGACGCCGCCGTGGAGTTCGACTGCTTCAAGAGCTTGCGTGATGTTTTGCAAGCCGCCGAGTTTATCGATCTGGCCGCTTTTAAAGAGTGCCGTTGTTACGGCTTTTTCAAGCGTGGGGAATTTCTTCGTCAGTTCGGGATTCGTTGTCAGCGTTTCGCGAAGAGCTTTGCGGATGGCAAGCGGTTCGAGCTTGACGATTTGCCGGCCGCCTGCCGCGCTTAAATCTTCTTCTTCGCCGCCTTCGCCGCCGCCTTCGCTTTCACCCGGAGTTTCTTCGCCTTCGACGAAACTTTCTTCAGTCTCAACGAGTTCGCCGCCGTCTCCCCCACCGCCGCCTTCATCGCCCGTACCTGATCCGTCGATAAGTCCCAGTTCTTCGCCGTCCATACGCGCTCTCCCTGATCTAGCTCGCTACCTGTGCGGGCTCACCTGAACCGTTTTTGCCGGCTATCGCTTTCGCAGCTTTTGCGGCTTCCGCTACCTTGTCCTGAGCATCTTCAGCTTGAAGCTTCCCGAGGTCAAGCTTGATCCCACCCTTCGCCGCTAGTTGTACCTGACCCTCGGGAGGAAGATCTTTAAAATTTATTGCCTCACTCGGCGGCTTGGCTGGTTCCGGCTGCGCTTTCGCTGCATCCTTCTGCGCTTTCTGCGCGGCGTGCTCGTCGTAGTGCGCCATCACATTTGCGAAGCCGTCAGGATTCTCGTTGCGTGCGCGAATCCCTTCAGGTAACTCGGCCCAAGTCTCGATGTAGTCCATGTGCGCGGCATCATTGTCGAGCCGGAAGACTTTCACCGTCGAAACCGTCGGCGGCAGCTTCGCGATTGCCGCTTTCAGAGTTTCGGCAGCCATTTGCTGCGCTTCCGGCGGTGCAGCGGCAAGACTTGGCGGCACGGATTGCTTCATCTGCTCGATCGCGGGATTCGGCACCGGGCCCGTTTCAAGGAGCTGTAAGATTTCGCCAGCTTGATTCGCAGCAGCATCGGCGCCGGGAATAACGAGATCCGGCAAGCCGATCTTGTCTTTCGCAACCATCAAGTTCCGAACCTTCTGGAAGATTGCGCCGATGACCGGGTTCTTATCGGCCATCTGCACGAACTGCGTCCATACGGCGCGTTGTGCGACCCACGACTCGGGGAAACCTTCTTCGCTGTCAGGGAAGCACCGAACGTTCCCTTTCAAGTCGTTCGGATTGATTGAAAGGTGATCCTTCATCCCGCCGGCGCCGGGAACTTCTCCAGACATCGGAGAATTGCGGAACTCAGCGGCCGCTGCCACGGCTTGCCGCATGATCTTCGCGTATGCCGCTTTGATATTCCGCCAAGTCAGCCCAACTCGGCCGAGCGCTTGATCGCGCTGCGAATTGATCCCGCTTGCCGTGTCGTTCGAGCCAGTGTTCCCGCCAAACAGTGCCGGGAAAGCGCCGCAGAGGAACTGCGCGAACTCGCCAAAGAGTTTCTCGAGGTAGACAAGCAAGCCTTCGGCAATCTGGATTTGCTGCTCGGTGTAGAAGTTCGCTGAGAGTTCTTTGTCGGGCTTCCGCTTCAATTTCCGGTACTGGCCCGGAGCGCGCTGCATCTCGTTCAATGCTTGCGAGTCGATGCCTTCTGAATCGATCCATGTGATCGGAATCAGATGCATGAAGCTCTGATGCACGAGGTCCATGCAGTCGTTGAGCTTTTCCTGAAGCGGGATCAATGGAGTGCCATTGCCGGGGCGATGCATTCCGTCGCCTGGCCGAGCATGGATCAGCGTCCAATGATCGTTCATGCCCTCGTTGCGCGCTTCGCAGAACGTCATCCCGCACTGCGCGACCATCGCGCCTTTCGGGAAATTCTGATACAGCCATTTGCGGAGATTGTCGTCGTCTTCGGCTTTGAAGAACGATGGCCGTAGCCACGCCAAGCATTCGGTCACATTGTAAGTCATCGCGTCGTTCGTCATGTTCGACGGACGTGTGCCCATCATGATCGAAGTTCGTGCAAGCCGTTCGTATTCGCTTTCTGCCGTCGGCGATTTCAACGCTTGGATCTGATCGGCTTTTTTCGGATACTTCGACTTCATTCGCGTGATGTCGAACTCGCGCGAAAGCAGCAAATAGTCCGAAGCATCAAGATCGGCGGCCTGCATCGGAAGCTTCGTCTCGATTGCGCCGAACGCTTCGATGACTTCTTGCCCGCGTGGAATGCCTTTGCCCGGCCCCAGTTCTTCAAAATCTTCCTGGCCTTCAAGCGCCGGCAAATAGGAAAGCTCTTCATCGACGTCGCTCTCGCCTTGCTGCGCGTAGCCGAATCGCTGCCCATCGACGACGTAGCGGGTATAAACGCACGCTCGGCCATCGGTCCAGAGGAAGCGGTCGATGTCTTCCTGGATGACGATCATGTTGTTGGCGCGCTCGATCAGGCGACGCGCGCCTTCGCTGTTCGTCGCGGCGGCTACATCGGCGGGATTCGTTTGATCGTCGGCTTCAAAGCGCACTGTCGGAAGCCCAGCCGAAAGCGCGGCATTGATCGTGTCGGCGAAAGCGAGGTAGACGTTCGTCTCGTCGTTGTGATCGTCGTAGGACTGCCCGCCCATGAGCACCATGTGCGGAAGAACCCATGCGCCATTGCGCGCCGGCAAAAGATACTGATTGCCGCGGTAGAAATAGCGCGCTTTCCAAGCATCGCGGACTTCGAGCCGGCGGGATGTCAGATCACGCTGCGAAGCTTTATTCGCGAGTCCTTTGAGGCAATTTTCCTTTTCTTCGACAGTGCCGAAGTCGTCGTCTACGAGTTCAACGCGGTCGTTGGTTGCATCGATCGGGCATAATTCACCGGGGAGGAATTCCTCTTCTTCCTGCTCGAGGCTCTCCTGCTGTTCTTCGTCGAGGGTTTCGACTTCGTCAGCCATGCTTCGCTTTCATAAAGCTCAAGGCAAGATTCGCGCGGCGGCCAATCGTGCCGCCAGCGTGTTTCTTCTTCTCGGCATATTCGCGCGTGGACATTCCGGCGCGATGCGCGGCGGCCTTAAAAATTCCACGATGCCCTTTGCGCTTGATGGATTCGGATGCTTTCTGCATCCAATGTCTAGCTCCCGCCATGTTTCGCCCTCCGGTATGAGTGCGCGAGTCCGCGCTTTTCCGGTATGTCGTGCCCTTCTTTACGCAAATAGGAAAGCTGTATCGCCTTCGCTTGTTTCTTGCTCTTGACGATAGGACCGCCGCGACCGCTGTGCAGTGTGCCGGAGTGGAAATCCGGCATGATCTCCCAGGACGGCATGAAATTCTAAGTTCGGCCGCCGAGTGCAATCGATGCGTTCGCCGTCA